TTCGTCTCTTACAGCCAAAGTTACGTATTTACTAACTATATCATCGGGTAAGTTATCAATTGAAGGATTGACTCCAGCTCTCTTATAAGATGGAATTACTATTTTAATATCCAATGAGACCCTCTCTCACTAAATGAATTACGTTTAACTCAGGATGAACCTTTTTAATTTCATCAATTTGAATAGGATCATCTTCGAAGTGTAGTCCAATCTTATAAGATTCCATTAGCTTAGTAATACATTTAGCTTTATGGATACCAGAAGCTCGCCTACTATATGAATCATCAGTACGCTTTAAAGGATTAAACATAACATGATTATGGATTTCCCTAGATTTTAACATACCAATTGTTTCTAATTCTTGTTGGTAAGAACGACCAGTAATGATGACATCATCCCGACCAGGACGCACACCAGTTACGTCCTCGCCAAAATAGATTACACCATCGATATCAAAGGTATTAATCAACTGCTTACGCATAATCATTTTCACCAGATTGGAATGTATAAGTTAGGTTCTCAACTTTAGGATTATTTTCTTTAAGTTGTGGACGAGTAATATCAGTTAGAACTCTACGAGCTAATGCGTCACATTCAAACTTAGAATCAGCAGTTTTAAGTTGCTGTGGTGGAGTCTTTTGTGACCATGCTGATGGACCACGTAAATAACCAACAATACCCATTTCAGAAGCAACCTTAACGAATCGAATAGCATCGTAAACAATACCAGCACTGTTTGGAGAATCTTGAACAGATAATCTAGCAGTCAATTCATAACGAGCTCCAGCCCAACCCCAAAACACCATGTCAATATTAGCAATCTTGTTATCTGATCCGATGTACTCATCACCTGGTTTTTGGAAAACTGTAAGTGATGGACCAGCATACATTGTAAGACCGGCAATATCCTTACCACGTACTGCAGCTTGACCATTTAGTACATTTTCTTTAGAGATATGTTTGTTCTTTAAACGATCTTTAGTTGCCATGTTTAGGAAGTCTGTATTAGCAGTACGACCTGTACGACGCATATCACCTTGAGTTGTACCACAAGCTTTGTTTTCTTGAATATGCTGAGTTACCAATAAACCAGAATCCATAATAGATCCTTGAAGGACTTCAGATAAACGAGACGCTCCATAATCAGAACGCATGTCAGAACCAACGATTGTTACACCGTGTTCGATAGCAAGCTGTTCTAATTCCATAGCATCTTTAGTAGAAATATAGGTTGGCATACAGTTAACAACATGAACACCAGCTCTAATAGCATTTTCAATGTGCCATCTAGCAGCATCTTCTGAACCTACTGGCATATAGTTAAGTAGGACATCAACATTACGAGCTTTAAGAATATCACGATATTCAGAAGCAGTAATTGGAGTTGTTGCTGTATCTTCAACAAACGTAATAGCTTTATCGAGATCATGCATGTGAGGTGCGATACCATCCAACGTAGGTGAACGATATACAATAGACTCATTAGCAATACAACTCATATCATGACCTGGAGGAAATACTTCCATGTTACAATTTGGTTCTGCGTAAATTGCTTTATTTAATCGTTGTCCAACTTTACGAGCATCAACATCAAACCCAACCACGAAGTTAAAGTTTGGAGCTGAATATCCACCAATGTCTTCAAACATTAGGCCAATTGTATCTTCTGGATTTTCGTTATAGTATTGAACACCTTGAACTAGTGCAGATGAACAGTTGCCAACGCCGGCAATTGCGATATTAATTTTAGACATTTTTGTTTCCCTTTATTTCAGTTTTTTAATGTGAGGTTGACTGGGTTTTAATCAGAGTAGCTCACTCTTGGTTATAACTTGTTTAGTTTGTATTAGTAGTTATAAGGTATATTATATCATACTTTTGATCAAATGTAAAGGGAAGATGCAATATTATTTAATAAAAATATCAATCCAATACCATTAAGTAATATAAGAGCTCTATCCTGCCAGAGAATAGACACCCATAACCATAACATAATTCCAATAGCAGACAAAGATAGATCTACAAATTGTAGACCATCAACGCCTCTAACGGACATAGCAGATAGAACAAAGACTGAAGCTACCCACTTTACGTACCAATCTAACGTTTTCTTATTTTTCACTGGTTTCATAATCAACTACCTTTTTACATTGTTCAAAACTTCTCATACTATATCTTACGCCATATAGATCATCAGTATTCTTTACTGAAAACGCCAACCATAGCAATAACAAAGTTCTTAATAATAATATACCATTCTTTATACTCACCATCTCTCCTGGGCACCATTCATTCAATTATTTATAGTAGGGAATGAAACCTACGCACCGAGTGCACCACCTATTGATTGAGGCAATAGGACCTATATGGCTCCAAAGGTTGGGATCGAACCAACGACCAATTGATTAACAGTCAACTGCTCTACCGCTGAGCTACTTTGGAATAAAATCACTTTGGTGTATCATACCACTCAAGAAGTTTGCGATGTGCTGCAAGCTGTTCAATATATACTATAAGATCATCAGGGTGAGCAGATTCAGGGTTAAGCTCAACGTATCCTTCTAGATCTTCTATTGCTGAATATATCTTTGCTAGGAATAGATCATCAACAAAATCTTGATAAATGTCCATTCTTACAAATGAGTTTCCGTGTTCGTCTTTTTCTAAAATCATAATCATTCTCTTTTATTTATTTATATAAGTGGTACGCCTTAGTGGATTCGAACCACTGACCTACGGCTTAGAAGGCCGTTGCTCTATCCAGCTGAGCTAAAGGCGCATTAAGTTATTTTACCGTACCTTTAAGATTATCTATATCTTTTAACATAGCCATATATTCTTCTGATTCAAGATCGCCAAAATTATCATCGCGATCAAGCTTGTTGGCGCCTACAAGTTCTTCAAATATATGCCACAACTTTTCGAATCGTAGTTCAGTGATAGACCTTAGACCTAATAGTTGGTTTTGTAGACTATCACTGTGTTCAGCTTTCATTTCTAGATTATCAGTATTATGATAAATCAAATCAATATCTTCGCATGTACTCCATGCAACCATGATGGCTTGTTCTAAATCAAATCGATCGTACTTAGATAAAGTCATATTGTACTCCTGCTTCTTCAAACAACATTTTAGTTAATTTATTAGATTGTACCCATCGTTCTGGCATGGAATCATCAATCTCTTTAGTTACAACACGCTTAATACCAACTTGTATAATACCCTTAGCACATTCTGAACAAACTGGTAATCCGTGTATGTATAAAGTAGCTCCATCAAGAGAAGTTCCATTATACGTTGCATTATATATACAGTTCATTTCAGCATGTACTACACGTTCATACTTAGTTACTCGGTTTACATATGTAGATTCATCATCAGCAATACCACGTGGAAACCCATTATAACCTTGAGCCAATACTTGACCTTTATCTCCTACTGCAACTGATCCTATTTTACGTGATGGATCTTTTGACCATTCTGCGATATGAGCTGCTAACTCAATATAACGTTTATCCCACTTATAGGTCTTACCCCAATCATCCATTCTATTTCACCATACCAAAATGTCTTTCATAGACATGTAAATTTTGGACTTGCCAATGGATATCACCTACGTCGTATGAAAGTTCATTTGCTAAGTGACGAAGAACATAGTCTTGCCAAGCCCAATCATTTCTATAACCAAAGATAACATCGTTAGAACGCATTTGAACCACACAATGTAAAGCGTTATCACGAATGTAATATGTGACTGAGTTAGTACAGATAAAATCATTCTTACCATTTTCGTTATACTCAATCCAAATAGATGGACGAGTATAGATCATTGAAGCTCTACGAGAATCTGGATTATTAGATAATTCCATAACAACTTGATCAAACTGGTTATGATACTTATCACCATAAATTAGATGGCCATAATTAGAATTGATTTCACCATGAGCATTTGCAGTCATTAACCACGCAGCTGGAGCTTCTCGATAATCATCGTATATATCATTCACATTTGTAGATTCTGATTCATACCATTCAAGTTCAGTTTCAATGTAATCACGATTTGGAGTGCCGAATATAGCATCTTCGTTTGCTATAAACGATGCACCAAGTAACTCAATAGTTTTGCCACCATTACGATCAGTTGTATAGTTATCATTGAGTAGTTCTTGTATAAAATGCTTTCTGATATCAGCTATATTCATCGATTATCTCCATTGTAACGATCATCTACTTCAGGATGTTCAATAGCATGAGTCATAAGAATCATGATTTGAGTTGCAGCATGAGCAAGATGAGTCATACCAGATTCTACATCATCATTTTGACCAGCATGCCAAGCGTTTAAATGACGTTGAACTGATGAGTATGTTCTTACCCAGCTTGTTGAATCACCATCGATACGCCAATTGTTAACACCATACTTTTCAGCACCAAAACCTAGAACATCAGCGATTTGCACTAATGCTTCTGGAGGTATTAAACCGAGTGGTGTTTTGTTTTCATCGAACTTAGCCATTTGTAATCACCTGTATCTTTATTTTTTAATATGAGTATATTATATCATACTTTTAGTGCGTTGTAAACGTTTATTTTCACTTATTTTAAAATAATTTAATACACTCGCCATCTGTGACTGCGGCTCGATGATTGTAGTATGACGTCTTAGATTCAGCATACTGAGATCGTCTTGAGTAGAACTTAAAGGTCTTGGGTTCAATGATAAGCCTAGGTGTTACCACATAGTAATTATCTTCTTCAACGTAATTAGCGGTAACTAGATAATCAAACGCATGATGCTCGATATTCCTTATCATAGTCTCGACTTTATTTGGATAGAATGTGTACCATTCTTCTTTGTGTAATTTAACTTCTACTCGGTTTTTGCGCTTTAGTCTACTCCACACGTCCCACGCATATGTATCCCTAATCTTATGATCAAATACTTGTTCATTTAAACTACCACATAACATAGCAACTCCAACTTCGCAAATAACTCCGCTTAAAGTGTCTATGTAGATTTTTTCATCAGTTCTAGTGTCTTCAGGTTTCTTATTTAATATAATACCATCAGCCATCCACTTAGTTCTACGTAACGCAACACCCTTATCGATAATTACAGAATGTTGTAGTAGTTCTTTCAATTGGTCTTTCATAATTTAACCTTCGTAAATGATACCCTGTTCATTAAGAGCTTTTCTATTAGCCATGTGATGTTCGTTAGTAAGATCTTTGTTACCGCCATAATATGGAACAGCATGATTATGATCAATCATTAATTGATTAACAGATTTCTCTTCACCTTCAATAAAGATTTCACCAAGAATTCTACCAAACTTACCTTTCTCATGAGAGATCAATGTAACTTCGTCTTCAACTGATTGAATCAAATCTTGTAAAAAGTACTTAGATTCCTTACCATAGAACTTTTCTTCAAGATCACGAGTTCGAGATTCTGGAGTATCAATAGCCATCATACGAACGCGTTGCTTCTTGTAGACCATTCCAAAACCAAGATCAATATCGACATCAATAGTATCACCATCAACAACTCTTGTTACTTGAGCTTTATATGTATACATTATGAAATCACCGCTTTAATCCATTCAACATTAATAATAGCAGCAGCCTTACCTTCATAATCTACTGGCATACCTTTATTCCAATCGAGAAACACTCTTTCGCCTGGTTGTAAAAAATCAACTGCTAATGGTCCAACAGCTAAAACTAAACCTGGCTTAGATCCTTTACTCGTATCTGAAGTAAGTATAATACCACCCACTGTCTTTTCTTCTTTTTCTACAGCCGTTACTAGAACTTGACTGGCTAACATTTTAATACCCATCTTTATCTCCTTACATGTTGTTACGAAAGACAAAATCAATTGCTCTTTCAGCTTCTTTAGTCATATCACGCTTACCATACCAACCACCGGTTTCATTGTCCAAGTCTGAACAAACCCAAGCAACTTCTTTAGCAGAGATTGGATAACCTCGTGCCATTGCATTACCGGCAGTTGATACCATAATCTTATACATTTGCAAATACCAACCTGCGTTAGTAATACGTTTGTAGTCTTCAACCTGCTTTTTATTTACAAAAGGACAGTCTTTATATCCAGTCCATGAAAAGTTAGTGTTCTTGAGCTGGTTTTTTCTGTGTTCAACGAGTCCATTTCGAATAGATTCTGGTAACTTATCGAAAAACGATTCATTGGATACAACATATCGGTGCTGTTCCATAAGTTGGTTTGCATCCATGGTGACCCCATCATGAGTGAATATAAAGTTGTAGGCATCTTTGTACCTTGAAGGGACGTAGTACATTCTACTAAGGTCTTTTGTTTGTGCATCTGCAATATCTCCTATCTCTTTGTTTAAAGCAAACCAAAAATGTTTGATCTTATCAGCTGGTACTGATTGAGTCAATGGAAACACCAATCTAAATTTTGGATGTGCTTTTGTTGAACTTGCTGTTGAATAGCAAACGTATTTATATTTTGCGTATTTTTCATGAATATCTTCAATAGATCCTTCATAGTCATCGACATCTACAATGCCGAATCCACCCCAGCTAACAACATTAGCATTAGCTCGAGTGGTTTCGGTCTTATATGTAGCAGGTGATATTAAAGGAGCATCAGTTTTCTTTTGATACTTACCACCACTTGCTAATTTGTACAAAACCTTTTCAAAATCATCAAAGGAATCATAATCAACTCTCTTAGATGTTTTGTTATCGTATATACTATCAAATATTGTCAAAGATATCATGTGTTACTCATATTATAAGTTTACTAAAAGACCATGGTTACCAGTGTGGTCAGGAGCTTTCCAGTCTTCAGGTTTAATTAAATCCGGAAGACCTAATGGATTCGGACGAGATTCTTTTACACCAACCTCTTTTGCCATGTTAGCTTTGTGTACGTTATACCAAGCTTCATCGGCATCAATACCCATGACATCCAAGGTACCAATTGCTACTACGCATAGATCAATAAGACCATCAACGATTTCTTCAGCATCCTTCTCACCAGTAGCTTTGAATGTTTCATCAAACTCTTCTTTAAGGAACGCTACACGGAATTGGAGTAGCTGTTCTAGTTTTTCAGGATTAGCTTTAACCCATTCATGTACACCGTATTTAGCATGCATGTCTTGAATATCTTTTACCCAGTTCATAGAATAATACTCGATGGTTGTGTAATTTGGATAACACTAGTAGCAGATTTGTATTGCTCTAGTACTTCGTCAATTGGATCAACTTCAAATAGAATATGAGCATAGGCAATAGACATTCCATCTTCAGCTTTTGTGTATGGTATATAAGGCATGAAGCCTAGTTTGCCTTCTTCAGCCGCGTATAAAGCTACTGGCTTTTCGAATGTAACAAAGCTCGAAGTTGAACCCGTAATTGTTGCTATGATTTCTTCACCTGAAGTTAATCGTATTAATTTAATTGTCATTTGTATCTCCTGTAATGATAGATATATTATATCATACTTTTTGTTAAATGTAAAGGTTTATTTTAAAAGAATGCATCAAGTGTTGCTATATCTTCTGAGTTCCAGCCAACAGCATGAAGTATTGGATCAATAACACCTAAGAATGTTTTATCAAACTGAGTGTCATAATCGATGTGACGATGTAAGCCAAACTCTTCAGGCAGATAATCATGGAAAGATATTACGTTTTCCTTTGTATGATTAGGTGTCTTAAGATAGATAAACTTGATCTTTTCGCCGTTTTGTATCTTGCCATATTTCCTAGTGAGGGACTTATCAACAAGTAACTTATTGTACATGATACCACCACGAGCATGTATTGGTGTACCCTTTTTGTATATTGTTTGATTATCGACATACTTTGATATATTAGATATGCCACGTGGAAACGCAATTTCATTTGGTGGTAATGTCTTAAAGTATGATCTAAACTCAGCAATATCTCTTTGAACAATAGCTTCAGAACCACCAATGATTGTTTTAAACATTTGCTTAAGAGCTGTACGACATGGAGCTGGTGTAGAAGACTTAATAGCTTCGATGCCCATAATCTTAAGCTTTGGTTCAGCGTATCGAACACCTTCATTATCAAGAACGTTTAGAATATAACGTTTCTTAGCAGTCCATATACCACGATCAGCAATAGCTTCACGTTTCATAACCATTCGATTTTCCATACCACCCATGACTTCAAATAGTTTAGCATAGCTGCTTTCAAGAACCT